GGCGCTGACAATACTGATTATGGTGATGAAGGTGATTTTGAGATTACGGCGGAATTTCCGTTCTACGACGCAAGTAAGCCAGGTGATGTAAAGTATATCAGTGGCCTTGATATTACTGGTGAGGGTGATTGGGATGTAACTATTAAAGTAGACCCTAAAGACTTAACAAATGAAGTTACGGTAGGGAAAATGTCTGATATTACGCTTGACCCATTTGAACGTACATCACTTGCGCAATGCACTACACATTTTGCGCCAAAATTTGTATCCCAGGGTGGCCAGAAAACGATCCTAGGCCGTGTCATTGTATACTTTACCAAAGGTAGTAATTAATGTTATTGATACGCCCGTTATTAGCTGACGATGTCACGAAAGNATTTAACAGGCCGTGGTACGCAACAGCGGAAGATATAGTCGCAAATGACCTGGACACGTTATCAAAGCAGGAATTACTGGATAAGATAGTCAGGGAATACGCCAGGTATTATGGCGGCACGTTGTTTGACGATAAAGATCCAGGTAAAGTATTGGCAATTATGGGCATACACCCGCAGGATAACCAGCCTGGAGTCTGGTGGACGTGGTTCTTTGCTGCGTATGATTTTCAGGAAAGGTGGCGTGAAATTACAGATTTTACAAAAAGTATCATGGAAGAGCATGTTGGGATTGAAGGTATAAAGGAATTAAGGGCTTATTCACCGCAAGGCAACAATCCGGAAGGTATATACTGGTTTAAAAAATTAGGCTTCCATAAAGCGCAGGATTTTGTTATAACTATGAATAGTGGGTACAATATGTATATGTTCCAGAGGTTCTTCAGGTAGGGGTGATCTATGTGCGGTGGCGGTGGAAGTCAAAAAAGGGCCGCTAATGCAGCGGATGAACGTGCAAGGCAGCAAGCCGACGAAGCGGAAAAATTACGCTTGGCGGACGTCGCCAGGGAAGAAGCGCGGCAAGCGCAAATCCGCCAGGGCGTAGGATCGGTTAACACCGCGTTCGACAGTACATTTAATGATGCATTTTTTAATGATATTGCAAGTAAGTATACTGCGGCATACGCGCCGCAATTAGGCGACCAGTTTACGGACGCAAAAAGGAACCTGGCCCTGGATTTATCAGAACGTGGGTTGACAAGTTCAAGTGTCGCGGCTGATAGGTATGGCAGGTTGCAAGATAAATACAATACCGCACAACAGGAAATCCAAAGCCGTGGCCTCGATGCCGCCAATACGTCCAGGGCAAACGCTTCTGCGACAAGGACAAATTTAATTAACCAGGTCAATTCCGGTTCGGACCTGAATACCATCAACAACCTGGTAAGCAGTAACCTTGCGACTTTACAGGCGCCGCAAACCTATACGTCCCTTGGTGATATTTTTGGGCAATTGGCACTGACCGCTGCGGCTGCGGGAATCAGGAACCAGAATATGAACCAGTTCGGCCAGGTATCGGGGCCTAATGTAGCTGGGGCGACAAATACTTCCGGCGTTAAAGTATATTAAGGGGTCTTTATGGCGGCTTACACAGGCGGGGATGTAAATGCGTGGTTCACGGGGCAGCAAGCCCTTAACCCTACACTGTACCAGCAGGTATACGACCAGTACAAAAAAGACAATATGCATTTTTACCCAAATGGGTTTGGTAGCGCTGATGTAGCTGCGCAATTTGAGAATAATGCAAAAGCAAGGGCGGCCAATGCTGTGGAAGACTTCCTGAACCCGCCAAAACCGGAGCCATCTTATGTCGGTATCGACCCAATATCCGCAATTATCCCTGGCGGGCTTTTACCCCCTACGCCAACTGACCAGGCGCCATCAACGCCCTTGGGGCCGGTAACATCAATTGGTAGCGGGAATACCGGCGGCAACATACCTTCAGACAGCTTTGTCATCAAGAATAATAATATCCGTGCGCAACAGCCTGGTGGCCAGGCTTCAGGTGCTGTATCCCTTGGATTGGGTGATATTACCAATAGTATTATGAAGCAGCTTGCTAATTCCGCGCTGGCAAATACAACGCAAGGTAACAAAAAGGCTGCTGGTGGGTTTTATGGCAGCGACTTTTCCCCTGCGTCAAATGGTATTATAGGCAGTGGTATGAAAATTTATAATTAGGTAGGGGTATGTGTACTGGTGTTGAATTAGGGGCGATCGCCGCAGTTGCTGGTGGGGCTGGGTACGGCCTGAACAAGCGTGCTGATAATAACCTTTCTGACAGGGCTTACCGTATTATGGCTGAGACTGACGCTAAAGCTGATGCGTTAAAAATGGTCCGTGCCCAGGAGCAGCAAAAGCAGCAGGCATTACAGGAGGCGGCAAACCAGCAAACCGGCCAGGTAATTGAGGGGTTTTCGTCCGAAAAGCAAAAACGCCAGATTGAGGAGCAGCAGGCAAAAGCAACTCAGGCGTTACAGCTTGCGCCGGAATTTATACAGGCAAGTACCCCGGTCACTCCCACTGACAGCACCGCACCCGCCGTTGTGCAGGAAGCAATCAACCGCAGGCTTAGTGAGTCTACTGCAAAAGCAGGGGGCAACGCTGAGCGTTTTGGTGCGCTACAGGGCTTTGACGCAAGTAACTTCCTTAACAGCCTTGCACTGACATCGCTTGCGAATAACCAGGCTACGTCCGGCGTGCTGTCGCAGAGCAGTAAAAATGTTGCTGACCAGGCAGACCAGGTACGCGACCTGGTAAATTCCATTGGGCAGGGCCGCCTTGATATGTGGGCAAAACAAAATGCCACAGGCGGGGTGAGGCAGGCGGCGCAGGTATCAGACCAAGTCAGGAACGCTGCGTTGTTTGCGGCGTTGACAGGTGGCGTCGGGTCGAAAGTAGCGGCGCAAGGGCCAACTACTACAGGGGCTACAGTTTCAGGCGAAGGTTTTAAAAGGGGTGTAGGAGGGATCGCCTCCAGCCCAACAAGCTTTTTTGGGTTATTTTAGGAAAAATATAAATGAGCAACGCAAGGGAAATGCTGGCAAGGGCTGTCGTACAGCCAAATAATAATTTCGCAGAAAGTGCGCAGGCGCTTACGGCTGCGTTTTTGGCTGGCAGGAAAACGCCGCAGGAAATACAAATTGAGGCGGCAAAGAACGCGCTTGCCCAACAGCACCTTATTAATGAACAGCGTACCGCCAGGATACAAATGGAGCGTGATAACGCGGCAAAAGAAGTCCTTGGGCTTTATAGTCCCGCAGATACACAGGGCGGCGCCCCGCAGCCCACAATTGAAGACATGCTTGCCTCACCGGAGGGATTACAAATACTGAGGCGGTACGCGGTCGCCAGTACGCAAGCTGGCGGGAAAGCTAATGAGGCTGGTGATTTATTCGCCCTACTGGCGTCTACGGGCGGCGCTAGGGCAGCAACCATACAAAGGATGCGCGGTGGCCAACCTCTTAATGTAAATTCAGCGTTAACGCTCGAAGACAGGGAAAATGTTAGGGCAATGAACGCCCAATATGCAAAATCCCCAAAAGAATTATTAGATGAAGAATATTTTAATACAATGCGCCAGGGTGGCTTGGTTGACCCTAATTTGGAAACAGCGTACCGCAGCGCCCACCCATCCACAAGGGTAACGGCACAGCCGGACGGCACCATCACGACAGAATACGGCGGTGCCGGTGGTTTTGTTGGCGGAAGCCCAACAAAATCAACTGTCAATGACCTACAGGCAGCGCAGTTAGCGTCGGTAAAAATGTCTGGCGCATTGGATGAGTTCTCAAAAGATGTAAATATCAGCAATACCGGACTTGCGGCGTCAATTACGGGCAGCGCCCCCGTCGGATACCTGGGGCAACTTTCTGAAGCTACCAACATTCCTTTTGATGAAAGTTTTGGCGTAGGGCCCGCCCAGCAGGCCGATGTAGCCAAAGTGCGTGCAAAAGGTAGTGCATTGGTCAGTGATATTATGAGGGTTATTGGCGCGCCGCCTTTCAGCGATACAGAAAGGGAGGTTGCCAGGATTACTTTGGGGGCCATTGAAAAACCTGACGCAACTGTTGCACAAATTAATGGTGCGATAAGAGGGCTACAGGAGGCTTTGGCGCGTGGTGACGCTGAAAGGCAGAAGTTATTACAGCCTAACGCGCCGCAACAAGGCGTATCAGCATCACCAACGCCCGCCGCGCCAATAACAAGAAGTAAATATGGACGCCTTAATCTTGAATAATATAGGTAATAATGATGTCTAAAGATTGGGGCCGTATTAATCGCAATATTAAAAAATTGATGGCTGCTGGTGCGCCGGATGAAGATATTGATGTATATTTAGGTGAGGAAGGTTCTAATTTTGCGGAGTGGGAGGCATCTGGTAATATAGTTGAAAAACTGCCAATTCCCGACACCGGCTACACAACCCCGGAAGAAAAGCAGAGGTTTTTGCAGGCTGAGTTAGCTAGTAAACTCAATGCGCCATTTTCTTTTGAAAATGAATTATCAAGGCCAACAACCCGTTTTGACCTTGCGCGGAGCGGCTCAATGGCTGAGGAGCAGGCTAAATTAAAGAATACCAGGCCGGAACTGGATACCCAAATAATCAATACTTCACAAGGGCCGCAATTTGTATTTAAAGGGCCTGGGCAGCAAGGCTATAGCCCTGTAGACAAGCCTGGTTTTACCGGCGCAGATTTATTTGATGCAATTGGCAGTGTTGCAAACCTTGAAACTGTAGCAGCATTATCCCCGCAAGCCAGGGGCGCAACCCTGTTGGGCGGATTGTTAAAAACAGGTGTCGCTGGGGCATTAGGCTCACTCGCTGATACGGGGGTTGAGGAAATAAGGGGCGCAACTGGCACTGGCGCACAGATTGACCCGATGCCAGTTGGTGTAGCTGACGCCGCTAAGGCTGGCGTATTCGCTGCTGGTGGTGATGTGATTGGGCGCGGCACAACAAACTTATGGAATCTACTAAGGGGCGGCGGGACTGGCAGCATTTCCAAGGAAGCTATTACGGCGCAGAAATTTGCACAAGAAGAAAATTTACCACTTTTAACTGCGGGACAGGCGTCATCCGACCCATTTATCTCTGCGGTTGAACAACAAAGCCAGCGCATTGCGCCACCGGTTAAGGTACGTAAAGAGGAGCAATCCGAAGCGGCGTTAAAATTCCTCAAGAAAGAACGTGGTGAAATGGGGCGTGATAGTGCTCAGGCGCTATCAGATGCGCAGATTAATAATATTTCCAGGCGTATGCGCAGCGAAATCCTGTCAAAGGTTGATAACCCTAACATTACTGCAAAAAAGGGCGGGGAAGCCCTACAGGAAGCTGTAGAGAAATATAAGGCCATTGAGAAGGAAGGTATAGACAGGTTGTATAATTCAGCACGGCTGGCTTCAAAAGGGACCGGCGGGTTTGATATATCAGCAGTTAAAAAAGTTGCTAATGAAATTGATATTGGGGTGCTGTCAAAAGGTAAGCCTGAAGAAGTTGCCAGTGCCGTATTAGGCCCCGACGGTCAACAGCTTACCAAAACCGTACAGGGTAATATAAATGTACAGGGCAATACGGGCAGTGAACTCGCTGGCGTTATTGATGATATTAAGAAATTGCAAGACCAGATCGTATTGAACCGTACCCCAGATGGGGAATTTGATGCATTTGAACAGATCAAGAGTTTACGCACAAGGCTTTATGATGCAAAAACACCAGCTTTAGGGCAGCAACCAAATAATTCTAACCGCCTTGCGGGTAAATTATACGGCGTACTGACTGAGTCCATGAAAAATCCGGTTGGTGGCAACCCTGAATTTATAAAATTAGCTAAAGAGGCTGCTGATAAATATGTCGCAAGGGCCACTGTCATTGAGAAAGCCAGTATCCAAAAAATTATTAAATCCGACAAGGCCGAAGATACAGCAAAACTAATTGATACCTTTGCATCACCTGGAAACTCCGCAGCATTAGATACCATCATGAAAAACCTGCCAAAAGATAAGGTGCGGACGTTTAAGGATGCTTATAAAACAAGGTTACTTGCGGAGCCGGAAAAGATTGGTGATAAACTGGACGACTTCCTCGTTAATGATAAGGAAGGATTAAAACACCTCCTTAATGATGATGAAGTTATTGCCTTACGTGGTATCGGGGATAGTATCAAACAAATAGATTCTGCGCCATTCCAGGCGGCGCTAAAAGAGCAAAAGGATATTGGCCTACGTGGCAAGAAAATTTTCAACGAATCGTCATATGATGATTTAAGTAAGTTCATTAATACTGGGACCATCAAACAAATTGCGGAAAGGAAAGAAAATATAGCCAGCTCTTTGATCGGTGATATTATAGAAAAAGCCAGTAAAGGCAAGCTTAAGGAAGGTAGGCAATTTACCAACCCGAAAGCTATAGTTGAAGAAATCCGCAAACTTGAAGATAGTGGTAAATTAGGGTTGGTTATGGATAGCCAGCAGACTGCGCGGTTGAAGAATTTTAAATTATACCAGTCATTTATACAGGCGGGGGACGGCTCAGGTGCTGGGCTGGCAGTTGGTGGGCAGGTCGGCAAATTAACTGACGTCGGTGGCGGTGGAATTTCTGCTGCTGGCGGCAAAATTGTATCTATCTTACTTGATCGTGGCGCAGACAACCTTGTTGGCCGCATACTAATCAACCCAAGAACAACGCAATACTTAATTGGCAAGGGTAAGCCGCAATCAAGCAGCGCCGCAATAAGGAATATGTCTGTAGCGCTTTCCCTGGCACTATCCAAATCTGTTGGCCCATCAGATCAAACGCAGGAAAAGAACCTACAGAAGTAGGAGGTAGGCTACCAATGCTTGTGTTGTTATGCGTGGCAGGCTATATTCTATATATTAACAATTTATGGAGTATTATATTATGGCTTTCCAATTAGTCACCACAACACTCGCAACAGCGCTGGCAACGGCTGGCACACTTGCATTTTCTTACCCTACAGGTACAAACAAAGGAAGTTTTACCAATTTTGAAGGCTACCTTGTCACCGGCAATAACGACGTCTTTTCGACAAAAGCGAAAGATTTTACTATTTCCCTTGGGGACACCTCAGCAACCATTACATGGAAAAGCTCAACCACGCTTGCGGTCGGTACAATTGTAACATTGCAGTTGAATGAAAAAGGTATTGAGGCTTACGAAGCCAAAAAAACCAAAGAACTGGAAGACTGGCAGGTACTTAAGAATGCTGTTGCGTTGAGGTCAGTACGTGTAAACCTTGGCAACCCGCTAACACTTGATGTTGATGGTATCCTTACAGCGCAGGCAGCGGAGGCAACTGCCAGCTCACTAACCCTGACTGCAGCGAACGTTGCGGCGGCTTATAGTTTCGCCAATGGGCTGGACGTACCAAGGAATATTACGCTGACAGGGACGTCCGGCTCCAACCATGTCATTACTGTTTATGGTACTGATGTGTATGGTAACGCGCTGTCTGAAGCTATTACCCTCAGCGGCACGTCTACAATACAGGGCGACAAGGCATTCAAGAAAGTAACAAGTTATAGCCTTGCCGCTGGAGGTGCGGCTGGCGATACATTCACTATGGGTTGGGGCGATAAACTTGGTTTACCTCTCTTTACTGGTAGATGGACAGATATACAGGCCCAATATATAGACGATTCATTAATTGCCACTAACAGCAAATACCGTATCCATGCGCCAATCCCTTCTACAGAACTATTGGCCGGTACATCAATATATGTGGTGTCCCCTGTTTATGGTTTCGTATCAAAGGCAACCAGCGTTTTAACCACTGCCATTAATACCGCTGGCGGTTCTATTACGTTTGAAATAGGTGGCGCTGCCGTTACCGGCCTTGCAATAGTTATTGCGACGGGTTCGGTAGGTGATGTTGATACTGACAGCGCAACATCGGAGTTCGGTTCTACTGGCGAAATTGCCAGGGATGGTGCGTTGGAAATTGTTGGTGACGCAGCATTCGACAGTACTGGCGCATTAAATCTATTTATAGAAATAACCCCAGGGGGCGCGTTTGTTGCTGGTGATACTGCTGTAGGTACGTCCACTACGGGTGACGTCCGTGGTACATGGACGCCACCAACTGCATTAACCTGCAATGGCAGCCGGACTTATGAGCTTGATATAATTACTGCTGACCCGCAATATTTAGGTTTGACTAACTATTCTGCGTAATATAAACTGGCGGTTGTGGGGAGTGTGATGCAAGACTCATTCCCCACTTCCCCTCCTTGATTTTATACGGGCTAGAGCAATGAAGGACGTTAAAGAACGGATTGCCAGGGTTGAAGAGCAAGCCAGTAATGCACATAAACGCATAGACCAGGGCAACCGTGAAATTGAATCATTGCGGGACTCCAGGCACGAACATTCCAATACTATACAGCAACAAGTAGGGGTTATAGCATCACATACAGCGATACTTACGGGTATGGAAGCTGCTGTAAAAGAATTAACCCAAGCTGTTTTCAGTTTTAAAATTATGGCACTGACGGCATTATACCTTGGTGGCGTATTTATTGCATTCTGCGGTTTTGTTGGCGGTAAACTTTTGCATTGGTTTTAAATGCTATGTATAAGATTTCCCCAAATTTTACATTGGCTGAATTAACTAAATCCCATATTGCCATCCGTTATAGTATTGACAATAGCGCTGATAACGAGGTTATCAAACGGGCTACATTACTAGCGGAAGAGGTGCTTGAAAAGGTACGTGCTAAATTTGGGGCGTTTTCCCCTAATTCATGGTTCCGATGTAAAGCCCTTAATTCCCTGATAGGCAGTAAAGATAGTAGCCAGCACATCCTTGGCTGCGCCGTTGATTTTGAGGTGCCCGGACATTCTAACCTGGAAGTTGCCCAATGGATAAAAGGTAATTTAGATTTTGACCAATTGATTCTTGAAAATTACGAGGACGGCGACCCGCATTCCGGCTGGATACATTGTTCTTATGTTCAGCCTGGTAAAAATCGTAAGCAGGTGCTACGGTTTATTAATGGCCATTATTATGAAGGATTAATGGAGGTATAAATGTTTGGTTTAGATGATATTATAGGCGCCGGACTTAAAATTATCGACAAAGTCATCCCCGATCCCGCAGCTAAAGCTGAAGCCCAAGCAAAATTACTGGAACTCCAGCAAAGCGGACAGTTAAAGTTAGAGGAATTTAATGTGAAGCGGGAAGAAATCGCCGCAAATGACAGGAATAGCGCCAGGGTGCGTGAGGCCGCGACAGGCGACAGCACTAATAAAATTATCGCATTCATCATTGTCGGGCTTTGGGGTGCAATGAATTTCTTTATTATGTTCAATGGCGTGCCCGAGACGGTAGATGATCCCGTCTTGTATAGGTTGCTTGGTACACTTGACGCTGTCGTCCTTATGGTATTGCAATATTATTTTGGCAGTACCGCTTCAAGCAGGAACAAAGACAGCACAATCCATAACATGGCGCAGAAATGAAAAATCTTATTATAAGCACTATAATGGCAATAGTATGGATGCTATTTATGTCTGGTTTCCTGGCTTTTATACCGGCGATGGCACTAGTAGAGTTGCTGTTTTGGATTGTTTGTGATACAAAGATGGGTTGGTTTTTCCAAAAAATATGGGATTCCAGGAAAACTTTACGGCTTAAGCCATAGCATTTACCGCTTCAGTAGTGTAGCTAGGGCAGTGGTGGCCATACACCCTCAATACAGTTTGCACATTATCCCCCAACACTTGCGCCACTTGAAATGGCGGAGTTCCCTTCTGTAAATTCAAGGTGGCGAAGGTGTGGCGCAATGTGTGTGGCGTAATATCGTCCGGTAGCCCCGCCCTTTTTACCGTTTTCGCAAAAGACTTCCTGATGCTGCCATTATGGCCTAAAACATAAATATCATTTGGGTTCTTAACCCTCAAGACCTTAAGTAACTGGTATAACCTTTCTGACATCGCTATAGTTGGGCGCCGTTTTGTTGTCTGTCCGCTACGTGGGGCGCATAAATGGATTTTTTTCTCATCCAGCTTCACCTGTTCCCATTTTAAATCCAGGATAGTCCTGTACCTTGCCGCAGTGTCCAGCCCCAGCATGATAAATATGTAGATGCGCGGTATTATATCTGGCATTACCCTTATATCTTCAATGGTAGTTTCTGGTTTTTTTAGATATAATGCCGCATCCAGTAATTGATACGTTTCAGATTTCTTTAAGAAAAAAGCCCTTGGTTCAGGGTTTCTGATCCTTAGTTTACGCATCTTAAACCTAAACGGGATTACTATATGCGGCATAAGGATGTCGCGGTCAAGGCACCAGTTTAACGCAGCTTGCAAACACATTATCTCTTTTATTATAGTGCCGTCGCCACCAGGCTTGTTGCCTATTTCCCCCGCACGCCTCGCATCAATATATTGCGTCAGGTATTTTTCCACTTCTTCTGGCGCATATTCCCCTAAACCTGCAACGACATTTTTAATGGTAGAGGCGTAGGTGGGTGCGCACCTAATAGACCTTATCCTTGCGTCTTTGTACCTAACCATTACCATGCGGACATCACGGGGGGTTGGGTTTTTTTTATTTATTTTCTTAGTCATTTAATTGCCATATCCTAATATCATTGACCTCCTGGTAGGTATTGTCATTGCGGCTTTTGCAGTGGGTAGCGTACACAGCCCTGCCATCCGGCATTACGGTGTCATAAACTACCAGGTACATATCACCTGGCCTCTTGCCCTGCTTAAAATCCCCAAACCTATAAGCTTCAGAAGTAAGCTTGATATGCCACTTCTGGATTAAAACATCCACACGGTCACGGATTGCGGAAGCCCCACCAAGGCCAAATTTATCTTCCAGGCCCTTAATCAGGGCGTCACGGGTATACAGCCTGCCATGCTCCTTTGCTTCCTGGAAAATAAAGGTTAATATTGCATCGCTTTTCTTCTCCCTCACCAGGCGGTTGTTTGTGGTGCGGGTATCTTCGTCTACATGCGGGTTGTCAAGGATTTGCCACGCGCCGGTTGGATCCTTAGCCGTACGTATCCTGCCTGGCGGCCTGCTGCGTGGGTCTTCCCATACGCCTGACCGGCATTCAAAATCAATTATCCTGGTGCGGTTATTAATATCGTAAGGGTCCTCAAGTGATAGCATCATCATATAATCATGCATACCGCGTAGGCTCCCGGCACCGGCCATAGTATCCATCATCGCCCCAGCGCCTTTGGAGCGCTCCTGGTAACTTATCTTCCTTGTATGGTGTGCAACCATCAAAGATGCGTTGGTGTTCACCTTATCGCGCAGGAGTGCTTTTAAATTGCGGATGAAATATATCATTGCGTCATTATTATTTTCCCCACCGGTATGTGGGCCCGGGTCAAAGACATTCCTTAAAGGGTCTATTGCTATAATATCCGGCAACCTCCCGCAAAGGCGTGACGTGATCTGCTGTACCGCAAGCTGTATATTATCGGGCGTCAAGATAGAATCAAACCTGTCTGTAAATATCAGGTTCCCACGCCCCCTGATAATAATTTCATCAGACACGCCCATGTAACGCATACGCATCCTGAATATATCAAAACCCACCTCACACTGGATATAAACGCTAACCAATGGCCGCAACGGCTCCATGCCTAGGAATGGCGTGCCGGACGCAAAGCGCGAAAGCATACTGAACATGTAATCAGTCTTCCCGACCTTTGGTTCGCCTACCACAAGGCCAAAACTACCAAATGGTATAACTGCTGGTGCAACCATCATGGGCTGTATTGGTGACGTGTCAAAATAAGCATCGGCATGGTCATGCCATGTTGGGGAAAACGGGAAGTGTATTGCGGGCGCCTTCGCTGCATCCAAGGCTTCCTGAAGCCTGGACGCTGCGTCGGGTGAAATGCTGGATGCAGGTGGCAGGGCTTGCGCCACTGGTTCATCTGCGATTTCCAGGTCCGGTGTGTAATCTGGTTTTAATGCCATTTATTATCATTTTCCCATATTTAATAATTGGTCATTAAAATCCCATCCAGGCTTAGCCGGGATTGCAACTGAAGTGACTATGCCTTGCTGCTTTAACCTCTGTTCCAGTTTGATTCCCGCACTAATACCTGGCTCGTCATTATCCACAAATATCACCACTTCCTTAATAGTCCCTGGGAACTGGATATTGGCCATACCGGAAGTGCTGAGGGCGGCCCATACAGGCATACGGAATATTTTATGGGCCGCCATAGCTGACTCTATACCTTCCGCCACACCAACTTTCTGGCTTGCCTTGTATAACTGCACGGAACCGCCCGTAATATTGCCTAACATCATTTTATTAGGTTTAATATCGGCTTTCTTATGGGTTACGCCGTCAAGGTACGTCCTATGGATACCGACCAATCCGCCGGACAAGTCCCTGACAGCGCCAAGCATCGCAGGGAAATTGGTTTTTAGTTGCCAGTGGGGTAATTGCGGGTGGAACGCCAGGGCGTCACAACGTATTTCATTAATGTCCAGGCCGCGTCCTTTTAAATACTTTTGCACAAGGGATCCGTCTATTGTCCTGCTTTTTGCGTATAGCCGATGCACGCGTGACAGGTCCCTTTCTTCCTGCGCCTTCTTATCTTCGGTGGCTTCTGAATATTTTGGCATTGGTATCCTGGCAATTTCCAATGCCTTTTCTATTGCCTGTGGAAATGTCAGGTTGTAAGTCAGTTTTATTAATTCAATGGGGCCACCGCCAATTAAATCAGCGTTTGCGTGATCAATAAAACAGCCTGCTTTTTCACCAGTCAACCTAATTGATGTGGACATACCCCTCGTACCATCCAAATCCCCAACCCTCCAGTCCTGGCCGTTGCGTTTACCAAACGGGAACATTTGCGGTACCCATATATGCGCGGTATGAGATAGCTGGCGGACTACTTCTTGCAGGTCGCCAAGGTTATAATGTAGCTTTTTCTTCATCAGTCAATTCTCCAATTGCAAGTTCAGCGGCGAGGGCGGAATATCCACACATATCGTCATAAGAATCTTGCTTTCGTGGTGACGACCTGGCCCGTACTGTTTTTAGCAATACCATCATAAGGGCGACATCTTCCGCGCACACATGCGCACCTAGGTACGTAGACCATAAGGCTGCAATCCTATTAAAACTCGTGATTGCGCTACCATATTCCGCCGCCCTATCTTCAGTGATTAATCTATTTGCCGTCTCCAGCGTAAAGGTTCTTCGTGACATTTGCTACTCCCGATTTAAATGGTTATCATCCTGTAAATATAGGTAATTGTAAGTCCGTATTTCTATCCCAGCAAGTGTCGTAATAGGAGCAGAATTTGCAGCGATAATCGTTTTGGTCTTTGGTGATTCTTGGTAGTTCCTCAGCGTGCATTGACGTAACAATCCTGACCGCGCGGTCAGAAATGCTTTGTGCAATCTGTGGGTTGTATGCAATAAGCTCAAAATACAATTCCGACGTATCGGTATTTAAGGCCGTAAACAAAGTATGGTTTACAGGAAAATCCAATACCGGTGGCATATAAGCCATATACATTTGCGTTTGCGCAAAATATACAAAGTTGGCCTTCTGGATTCCGTGTTTTACGCATTCGTTGAACTTGGAATTTTTCATTATTTTATGTTCCCAGAGGATGTTGTACGGAACGCCGATGTCATGACCTCCCGTAATAACGCCATCAATATGCCCCCGTATCCTGCCCTTCCCAATACTGAAACCGAACTGGCTGCCATCTGCTTTTTCAGTAAGTAATGTGAAGCCAGCCTGACGAAGCCATTGGGCCGTTTCCGCCTCGTGCACGTGGCCCATCCTAAAACGCCGGATGACTTTACCAGTAAAATTTTTGTCCGAATCCTTCGGATGGTTTTTATACTCATAATATAATGCCCTCGCACATTCAACGCCGACCCTGGAGCCGCCAAGGTACTCCCTTGGTGCTTGTTTATTATTTTCCTCTTCCAGCGACGCATTAATCAATGCGTTGAGATTTTCTGAAAGTAAGCTGCGGTCTGTAGGTTCTAGGTTATTTAACATCTTCTTTACTTAAAACCTCATAAAATTCTTTAAACTTCAACTGTTGATAATGCGCAGTTAATTGCCAGTGGCCACCGCATAAATGAATCCCTCCACCCATACCAAAATGCCCCCACTCTTGAATCCCTAGTTTTGCACATTTATCGCAATAGATACTCACGTGAATAGCCTTTTGTTTTTGTTGTGGTTGTGGCTTAATGTACCTTCTAGCCACCCCATTGCTCCGCCATAGCGTTAGCAATGCTTTGGAAAGTTTTGCTTCTATGCTTCCATCTATTATCTATAGATGGTGGTAATTGATACCACTTACTGCCATTAGATTTGCCGTTTTTATCTATATAACTTTCCCCCTTACCAACTCGATTAGTTTCTTTTAGTAGCGGAAGATTTTTCAACCATAAACAAGTCTTCTTTTGCATCTCTTCGCCAAAAAAATAAGGCTGGACGATTTGGCTGTATTTAATATTAATTACTTCTTGGGCGAATCCGTGCTGAACGGGATTTTCGATGGCAATTTTTTCAATATCGGCGTTTAATAATTTCTTAAAAAAATCGGCACCCTCCAGCATCCCTTGCCATCTTTTTGGGCAGAGGCCTTGCTCTTTCTTGCGGTTTTTATAAATATGCTGCACCCCGCTATTCGCTAAATAAGTACACGGCGGATGTGCGACCATCAAATCCCAGCCTTCATTCAAATATTCTAAAACATCACCTTGAATATGCTTACCAGGCTTATCAGTTGGCAAGACGTCGCAGCTCCATGCGTCATGACCTTTTGCCGCAAAAGCATCGCGTACCGTTCCGGAAAACTCACAAGCTACTAGTACTCTCATTACGCCGCCCTCGCCAATTGTTGGTTATAATCCTTTAGGACCTGCTGTACGCCGTGTTGGTTAAACTTCCACTGCAACATACACCCAGCCCTATACCTGCTAATATCCATAGCCGCTAATGGCTCAATACCAAGTAAATGGCATTGCTTAGCGCTTGCGCCTTTTTTTAGCCAATCCTTAGTTTTCTTTGCATTTTTAGAATCGCCGTGTTCGCGCAGGAAGTCGTCAGCCGCCGCAAGCGCTAATAGTTTATCACCAACCATAATATGGTGCAGGCCAATCTGGGTGTTAGCGCCCATTACATGCCACTTACCACCAGACTTTAAACATATCGCCCATGCGTCAAATGCACATGCGATATACACTGCGTCATTCCAGAATCCTTCCCACTGGTATGGTGAAGATTGAAAGATGGTTAATTCTTTTAGTTCAAAGAATTTTAACTCCTCCTTTTCTGGGTCAGGCTCAGATTCAAATATCCAACCACA